TCACACCGTCGCTCACACCGTCGCTCACACCGTCGCTCACACCGTCGCTCACACCGTCGCTCACGCCATCGCTCACGCCATCGCTCACGCCATCGCTCACACCTACTAATACCTTCACCTTAAAGATCCCGCCTCCGACGACTCCGCCTCCAACGACGCTGCCTCCAACGACGCTGCCTCCGACGACTCCGCCTCCGACGACGCTGCCTCCAACTACAACTAAGCCCCCAATTACATTCTCTTTACCTCCAACGACGCTGCCTCCAACTACAACTAAGCCCCCAATTACATTCTCTTTGCCTCCAACGACGCTGCCTCCAACGACGCTGCCTCCAACGACGCTGCCTCCGACGACTCCGCCTCCGACGACTCCGCCTCCGACGACTCCGCCTCCAACGACGCTGCCTCCGACGACTCCGCCTCCGACGACTCCGCCTCCGACGACTCCGCCTCCAACGACGCTGCCTCCGACGACTCCGCCTCCAACGACGCTGCCTCCGACGACTACGATCAAGCCGGGTTCACCCGCAGATGCAGCGGCACTACTGGCTGGGGTGGCGTCGCTTCCTCAGAGAGGTGCGCGGGAGAAGATGCAGGATATGTTGGCAAATGTGCCAACCCCGGACCTAGAAACACCGTTTTACAAGGCGTGGAAGCGCCAACAGGAAGAAAAGCAGCGAGAATGGGCACGCCGCGACTCGGCACCCGTGCAGACTGCCAAACAAGAAACCCCTGAAGAGCAAGCGCTCAAGAATCTGATGCGGCTGCTGCAGCGCCGGTCACAGCCCCAAAGCAAGGAGTAAGTTATGTCTAGCAATGTAGATCCCGCAAACCCCACTTATGGTTGGGACGATGTAACGGGGGAATGGGTCAAGAACTACACTGATCCTAACTTGCAGAGTTCGACCACGTACTGGAACGATGTCGTATCCAATGCGGACCCCAGCAGCTTTACGTGGAACGACGTACGTAAATTGTTTACGGGCACATCGCCGTTTGGTGCACCGGGGCAGATCGCTGCACTGGCTGGAATCGGCGGGTTGACCGGGATGTTCAAGAGCAGCAAGCCGCCTGGGTATAGGGGTGGCATCCCCCAACTCACCGCAACGCGAACCCAACTTGCGCAACCTACACCCGCAGCGGGGGCCCCTGCACGTCGCCCTGGAAGTGCTGGACGGCGGTACTTCTCTGATGTAACTTACGCGCCTGTAACCACTGCGACCACAGGTGGTGGAGGTGGTGGAGGTGGTGGAGGTGGTGCTGATACTGTTGCAGGGGGCGACGGGAGTGATTCCGTCAACATTGCGACTGACGGAGGCGGCATGGCCCAGGGCGGTATTGCTGAAATGGCCCGTGGTGGCAAAGCAATGCCCCCTCGTTATCTGCGTGGCCAAACCGACGGTATGGCCGACAGGATTCCTAGCTCCATCGATAACCGGCAACCTGCCAAGCTAAGTCATGGGGAGTTCGTGATTCCTGCGGACGTGGTCTCCCATCTCGGTAACGGCAACTCTGACGCCGGGGCCAAGGTGCTGTATCAAATGATGGACCGAGTGCGTAGGGCAAGAACTGGTACCAAAAAGCAAGGGCGGCGGATCAACCCTGCAAGGTTCACCCCGGGTGGTATCGCTGGTTACGCTGGTGGGGGTGCGGTTGCGTTCGACGCCGGTGGTGTGGCTGGAGATGTCAGTACGGAATCCAATCTGTCTAGCTGGATCGGTCCCTATGTGACGGACTACATGGGTAAAGGTCAGGCACTTGCCAACACCCCATATCAAGCCTATACCGGGCCGCTCACGGCGGGTGAATCCGGGCTGCAGTCAAAAGTGTTTTCGGGATTGCAGGGATTGTCCTTCCCTGGTCAACTGGGGCAGACGTTCTCCTCCACAGGGGCGTATCAACTACCAACCGCAGGGGGGCCAGCTACTGGGCCGGGGGGGATTGCCTCTCAGTACATGAACCCGTACTTGAGCGCTGTGCTGACGCCTCAGTTGGAGGAAATGCGCAGGCAGTCCGAGATCTCTCGGAAGAACCTGGGCGCTAAATTTAGCGGCATCGGCGGTGGGGCAAGTGCGTTTGGTGGCGGCAGGCAAGCAATTGAGTCTGCTGAACTTGAACGAAATCTGATGCAAGAGCAGAACAAAGCCATCGGCACTGGGTATGCCAACGCCTATGACCGGGCGATGGGACAGTTCAACACCGAGCAAGGCCAAGCCAAGACTCTGGCTGACATGATGGCAGGTGCTGGTAAGACCCAGCGTGATATCGAGGGCGAAGGCATTGCCGCCGATAGGGCTCAGTTTGAGGAGGAACGTCTCCACCCGTACAAGCAGTTGCAGTTCCAACAAAGCCTTATCCAAGGGCTACCCGCCAGCACCAGCACCACCTCTGAAGCTACTACCGGGCTTGGGCAGTTGTCTGGTACGTTAGGCGGGCTGATGGGGCTTGCGGATCAGATCAAGAAGTTGTTCCCTAATGGTTAAGGGCGGCGTATGAACGGCATCGAATCAATCATCCAAACCGGCCAGCCGATGAAGGCGGGGTCTGGTACTGTTCCTGAGCCCCTGCAGAATCTGATGGGGTTGGTGAAGTACCTGATGTCAAAAAATCAGGCGACAGCCGCGCCTCCTGGGGGGACGATAGCCGAGGGTATTGCCGGTGCAGTGGCTTCAGACATGATGCCCCAAGCGGAAGAACCCATGATGGACGAGCCGGATATACAGGACGTGCGAGATACCGCGCTTCCGGCTATGCGACAAGACGCCATGCAGGACCAGCGGGCGATGCAGGAAGCCGCGCAGCAGATCCAAGCTCAGAACCGTCCCCCTGCGGGTATCACCAGTCTCGACCCAGACATCATCCCACTGCGTGCTGGCGGGATTCTGGGCTACGACGACGGCGGAGCGGTGGGGTTCTCCCCCGGGGGATTGACGCCATTCAATGCCGAATTTGGTGGGGTAGAGGGTTCGGAATACCAACAACTTCCGTATACCTCGCGTGGTGAAGCGGAATACCAACAACTTCCAGATGAACCCCGCGTAGAAGCGTTTGGGCCTGGGGGTAAACGGGGTAGGTTCACTGCCGATGAACTGCGGCAGATGGGGTATCCCGAAGAGGAAATCAAACGTCGCTTCGCTGCGCAAGCTCCACGTCCTGCTGCACCCGCTGCCGCCGCGCCCGCCGCTCCGGCTCGCCCACCCGTACAAATTACGAAGGTGCCCAGCGCACCGGGTGGACCGGCAGCGCAAGCGCCAGCTATGGCTGCGCCTCCTCCAGAAGCGCCAAACCCGTACGAGAAGGATGTACGAGCTGCGCTTGACCGTACGTTCGATATGGAGAAGCCAACGGCAGAGGGTATAGCTGCTGAGCGTAAGGCTGCGTTGGAGGCTGCGGGTATCAAAGGCCCCGCAGGGCAGGCGGCTGAACAAGGTATCGCACAGCTTGAGAAGTTGTTCCAGCAGCAAGAAGCTGCACGAGAAGAAGATAAGAAGGGCCGCGCAATGCGTGGGCTGCAGGAATTCCTACTTGCTGGTGCCCGTGGGGGTAAGGCTTGGCAAAACTTGGTAAACGCTGGACGCGGCGGTCTCGCTTATAAAGACCGTATGAAAGCTCAGGACGCAGCCTATGACAAGCTGAAGATTGAGCAGCAGAAACTGATGATAGAAATGCGCCAAGCCGTGGAGGATGCACGTCGGGCGGAAGCCAACGGGGACTTCAAGTCATACGAAGCCCGTATGGATAGATATCAACAGTTGCGCAAGGCGTTTGATAACAACCAGACGCAGTTGGCTGGACAAGCGTTCCAAGTTGCTGAGCAGGCGGCTACCCGTCGGGAAGCTACTGCGGCACGGCGCGACATCGCAGACCAGCAAGCAAAGATGCGTGCGGCAGTGGCGCAAGGTAAGGGAGTAGCCAGTCTTAAGCCCCTGTCACCACGTGATGAGCTTGCCCTGCGTGACGACGTGCGTAACAAGTTCTTCTCAGGCGCAGTGACTCCGGAGATGCGTCAGTACCTGATGCAAAGTGAGGATGGTAGACGTGTGCTGAACGATATTGCCAACAAGCGTGTCAAGTACGATCCTCGTGTGGGTTGGGGGGATGCTGAAGCCGCGATCCAACGCGCATCAGAGTTGTACAGACGTGATCTTATGTCGTCCATTGGGCGTGAATCTGGTATACCCTCGGTGGAGCAAGCATTGCGCGATCTCGCGGGGGGTTCACAGTGAAGGTAGTCCAGATACCCAACTATGGGCCGGTATCGTTTCCTGACTCAATGCCGGATGCAGAGATCCAGGCACAGGCACAACGGCTTGCTTCGCTCGCAGAGCAAAAGTATGGGTATCGTCCTGACTACCGGGATCTCGGGTTAGGTCAGCTCATCAAGGGCGGCTTTGGCCGTGCAGCTTCTGGGTTAGGGAGTGCAATCACTGATCTAGCCCCTGCCTTGGCGGCGTCGCTTGTCGGTAAAAACGACGAGTACGTCAAGCAACAGTTTGAAGAGGCTGCAGCCAAGCGCCGGGAAGCCGAACTCAAGTACCCCACCGCTTTCAAGTCTTTCCGTGACATTCGGGGGGTGGGAGACGCCCCTGGATACATAGCCGAAACGGTCGGAGAACTCAGCGCTGACATGCTCGCTATGCTCACTGGCGCTGGTGCTAGTGGGGTGGTGGGGCGGCGTGCTGCGCTTAGTGGGCTGGAGAAAATGGCGGCGGAGAAGGCCGCGCAGACCGCTGCGGCCAGAGGGATGACTGATGACGCGGCAAAGATCTATGCCGAGCGTCTCGCCGCACGCGCCACTGACAGATACGGTGCTGATGTCGCTGCACGTGGAGCCAGAACCGGGACCAACGTAGGGCTCGGCACCGCATCGTTTGGACTGAACGCGCCAGACACGTTCCAGAACATCTACGAAGAAACAGGGAACATCACCCCCGGTATAGCCGTGGTGTTTGGTGCCGCGCAAGCTGCGCTGGACGCCATCATCCCTGCCCGATTGTTGAGTCAGTTCTCCCCCGCCGCACGTGCCCGGGTGGCTAACGAGTTGGTGCAGCAGTCCACGATTGTTCCCCAGACGCTCAAGGTAGGCGTAGCAAAAGAACTTCTGAAGACTGGACTTGGTGAAGGTGCTACCGAAGGTGCACAGGAACTTCTTGGTATCTTGGCCGAGCAGACTGCCGGAGCCACAGGAGAAGCGTTTAGCCAGAAGAACATCGACCGTATCCTCAACGCAAGCCTGAAAGGTGCGATTGGCGGTACTACGTTTGGTGCGCCCGGTGCGTTTGCAGAAGCCCAGCGTCAGAAGTCTGAGGCACAACGTATCCTCGACGAGCGTACCGCAGCAGAGCAACCCCCGGCTCCACCTCCCGCTGAGCCACCCCCACCCGTTCTCCCCCCTGCGCCCCCAGCTCCACCTGTCGCGCCGCCTGTCGCGCCGCCTGTCGTTCCACCTGTCGTTCCACCTGTCGTTCCACCTGTCGTTCCACCTGTCGCTCCACCTGTCGCGCCTACACCACCCGTACCCGCTGCGCCCCCAGCTCCACCTGCAGAGGCCCCCACTCCTCTCGGTATTCCATCACTTGACGCATGGCCTGTGCAATTGTTGGAAACTACCCTGCAGCACCAACTGGCTAAGCCCCAAGATCAGCAGAAGCAAGATCTCATACAGGCAGTTCAAGCCGAACTTGCCAAACGTAAAGGGGCCCCCGGCCCCGTAGAGGAACAACCGAATGTTGGACAACCTCCCCCTCCCAGTATTGGAGAGGGCGTTTCAGTACCTGTGCAACCCCCAGGAGCAGCACCCCCCGCAGGAGTTGTCACACCTCAACAACCTCCAGTGGTACGCGGTGCAGAACCTCCTGCAAGTCCTGTTATGGGAGCGGGAGTTGCACCCCCTGCAGTAGAAGTTACCCCACCTGCGCCGCCTCCACCTCCGCCTCCGCCTCCGCCACCACCGCCACCCGTTGAGCCTACGGCTCCTGCCGCGCCACCTACCAAAGAATCGCTCATCGAAGATCTGCGCAGGATCGGTACGCGCAAGGGTGAGTTGATGACCTCGGACGGTCGGGAACCGTTCCGGCCCCGCGAAGGTAAGCAGGCGTCTCCAGCACGGGTGGAGTACGAAGCCATTGAAGCAGAGCTGGAACAGAAGCTCAAGCAGTGGAAAGAACTTACCGGGTTTGACTTCGACCCATCGGTGCTTTCGGCTCCTACCGCTGCGCCTGTTGCTGCGCCTGTTGCTGCGCCTGTTGCACCGGCACCGGCACCTAAATTTACACCCCAACAAATGTTGGAGCGTGCAGAGGAAGCACAGCGCAAGGCCGATGAAGCTGCTGCAGCAGCTACTCCCGCGCCCCCACCGCCGCCCACGTCCGCGCCGCAGACTGAAAAGAAAGAACCCAAGGTTGCCAAGGAAGATGCTGACCTGACGCCGGATGAGCGTGCTGCGCAGGAGGTGGCGCGTAAGACTTGGGCTGAACTGGATCGCAAGGGCTATCAACCCACTGCAGGTGAGAAGCTGCCACCTCGGGATCGCAAGACCATTCTTGGGGTTGTCGCTACCACGCGTAAGCTCAGCGAAGCCGCTTCCGCCGCCAGAACGTATTTCTCCAAGTCATCCAATCTGATCGATGTCCTGTACGACATTGCGTTCGACGTTGTAAACCCTACTTCAAATTATCGGCGTGCTGAAGGTGAAGGATCGATTGAAGTAGAAAGGTTCCAGGGGACCGGCACCAGGGCTGCCAAACAAGCGCAGCAATGGGTACAGGAAAAGCTGTCCCCTGACGCCAAGGCGCTGTACACCAAGTTCGTCGCCGAACACCAACGTAGCCGCGCCGCCACCAAATTGGGTATGAAGCGGTACAAGGCCGAGCAAGCCCAAGTCCGTGAATACTCTGAGGCGATTGCCGAAGACGCAGTTACTGCAGTTACCCAGACCCGGGAGATCGCAGCGTACGCCAAAGCCAAGCGTCAAGCACCGCCCGAGGTGTGGAGAGATCTTGGCTGGACGCAGAAGAAGTTGGAGTCACCGGGCGACTTCGCCACGCCATTGCACCCCGTTGTGCGCCATGCGCTGTATAACGGTGATCTCAAGCAAGCATTGAGGCTCCTTGCTGCCGAGTCCGACGGGATAAGTGCGGATCTCGCCAAGCTGTATTTGGGCATCCTCACGACCACCACTGTGCAGGCAGTGAACCAGTTGACTGACGCCACGGGTAAGCGGGTAGCCGGTATCTACGACCCAAAGACCAATTCAATCTCGCTGGACTCCGTGTTCGGCATGAACCATCACGTGCTGTTCCATGAGCTTGGACATGCGTTTACTTCGCATGTTCTCTCCAATCCGATGAACCCCTACACCAAGCAGCTCACCACGTTGTTCAACGACGTGAAGGGAAGTTTGGATACGGCGTACGGTGCGACGAGTCTGGACGAGTTCGTTGCTGAGACCTGGGCAAACGAGGAGTTCAAGGCGAAGCTGAACTCCATCAACCCCAAGGGCGCGGAGATCACGGCATGGGAGCGGTTTGTCAACATCGTCCGCAACATGTTCCGCAGCTTCATGGGTAAGCCCTCCGTCGGTATTGAGACTGCGTATGACGTAGCCGACCGGGCGATCAAGTCCATCCTGTCTGCTGCACCGGATACACGGGAAGCGGAACTGCTGTACGCGGCGACCGTGAACCCCAAGGCACCCATCGTCTCTCGTGCGATCAACGCGATGTTCGACGCTACTGGGCGTGTCGCAGGGGAGCAGACAGCGGATGCTGCAAGTGCGTTCCTCGCCTCCGCAGGGGGTACCGCACGGCGTATGGGGTTCTCGTTACTCCCGTTGGAAGTGTTCGTAGACACTGCCAAGAAGTACCTGCCTCAAGCCCCCCGCATAAACGAGTTGGTGCGTGAGCGGGCAGGCGACGAGAACGCCCGCAACCAGAAGATCGAAGGCATAGTCCGCAAGGCTGAAGAGTGGGCACGTCGAGTAGGCCCCACAGCTACCGAGCGGTTCGATACGGTGGTGTACGACAGCACCACCTCAAAGATCGACCCCACAAGGCCGAGGAAGTTCTACGAAGACAAGTTTGCAAAAGCCCCTGCGATTGACCTAGTGAACGCACTGGAGACCTGGGACCGGCTGAACAAACTTCTGGACCCACTGCCCGGTGGGCGGGCACTGTACATCAACATGCGTGATGCGTACCAAGAGTTGTACAGGGAACTTCTTAGCGCCCTTGATTCGCGGGTGGACTCATCCGTAGACAACACAGATACACGCAAGAAGATAAAGGATGAGTTGCATGCTGTCTTGGCGCAGAAGGGTGAAATCGATCCGTACTTTCCGCTGACCCGTAACGGAGACTACTGGTTGTACTATGTTGCCAAAGACGCCCGAGGTCAGACAACTGATTACATAGAAGCGTTTGAGTCCCCTCGTGAGCGTGAGCGTGCGATAAAGGCAGTAGAGGCAGCGGGTGCTACCCTCATCCAGAAGTTCTCCAACATTCGGGAGTTGTCGTACAAGAACGCGCCCCCTGCGTCTTTCGTGAAGGGCGTGCTGGAGATCATAGAAAAGAACCGCCCCAATGGCGCGACGGAAGAACAGCAGGCGCGTTTCGATACCGCTATGGAAGCGGTCTTGCGCATGTACCTCACCACGCTGCCAGAGACGGCGGTTGCGCAGTCCTTCCAACGCCGCAAGGAAACTGAGGGTTTCAAAAAGGATTCGATTCGCGCCCTACGCGAAAAGACGTTCTCTATGTCTCGGCAGTTGTCGAACATGAAGTACGCCGCCCGTATGTACGACGTGCAGCAGGACATGCGCGAGTACGCGATCAAGATGGGTAAGGGTGGTGCCGAGGACAACGCACTGGCTAAGGAATACCTCTCCGAGATGGAGCGGCGCGTCTCGTTCGCCGTGGCCCCGACTGTCAGTCGGACTGCTCAGCTCATCAACACCGTCGGCTTCAACTACCTGCTCGGCTTTAACGTGTCGTCAGCGATGGTGAACTTGACGCAGGTGCCGCTGATTGTCATGCCGATGCTGGGCGGCAAGTATGGTTATGGGGATGCCGGTAAGGCGATCACCCGGGCGTACAAGACGTTCATGGCTAGTGGGTTCGGGCGCGAGGTAGAAATCCTGGGGGCTGGCGGTAAGAAAGACAAGCGCCGTGCCATGCCTTCTTTGGACAACTACGACTTCGACAGCCCTGACGTACCGAAGGAAGTGAAGCGCTACGCTGCACTGGCACGTGAAGCAAATAAGATGGGGCAGTTCAATCGCTCCATGATGTACGACGCGTTGGAAGTGGACGACCGTAAGACTGTTATGTCTCGGGTCAACGCGGTGAGCGGTTTTGCATTCCATCATGCCGAGCGGTTGAACCGTGAGGTTTCGCTGATGGCTGCATACGACCTTGAGTTGCAGCGGTTGAACAGTAACAAGGCTACCGCCGAGGAGCGTGCGCTATCGCAAGCGGAGAAAGAAACACGTGCCGCCCACGAGGCGATCTACTTGGCTGAAATGACCAACGGTGGCTCATCCGCAGCTACCGCTCCGCCGATTGCACAAAACGCAATCGGTAAGGTCTTGTTCATGTTCAAGAAGTACGGCGTGCTGATGAACTACTTGTTGTTCAAGACCGCCAAGGAGATGCTACGAGGGGAGACCCCCGCTGTTCGCCGCGCCGCGTTCAAGCAACTTACGGGGATCATGGCTACGACCGGGCTGTTTGCAGGGCTCCAAGGCATGCCGATGTTCGGTGTGGTCGCCATGATCTACAACATGTTCAAGGAAGATGACGACGAGGACTTCGGCGCGGTGGTGCGTGGGTACACGGGCGAGTCTGTGTACAAGGGGCTCATAAACGAAGTAACTGGTCTCAGTATTGCCGAGCGTGTCGGGTTGAGCAACCTGCTGTTCCGCACCAGCCCGGTGTCTTCCGGCTCTGAAACCTTGGGTGAGTGGGCTGCACAAACTTTCGGGGGTCCAGCCTACGGTATCGCTAGTCGCCTGCAGCGTGGTTTACAGATGGTGAACGACGGGGAGTACATACGCGGTATGGAGACGATGGTCCCGGTCTTCGCGTCCAACCCGATGAAGGCTGTGCGTTACGCCACCGAAGGTGCCACCACTCTGCGGGGAGACCCCATCATCGGAGACATTGGACCTTGGAACGTAGCCGCTCAGTTCTTCGGATTCTCACCCGCCGAGTACACCCAGCAGCTAGAGATCAACTCCATGCTCAAGGGAATCGACAAAGCTGTTACCACCAACCGCACCAAGTACCTACGGGAGATGTATACCGCAGGGCGGATGGGGGACATTGACGGACTGCTGGAAGCCCGCGAGAAGCTGCAAGATCTTTACATCAAGCACCCTGGCTTGGGTAATTTGGAAGAGACTATCAAGCGGTCGATGGCCCAGCATGAGCGTACAACCCAGACCATGTACCACGGCATCGTCCTGAGCAAGGCACTGCGCGACGAGCTACTGCAGACGGCTGCGGAACAGCAAGACTAAAAAAGACCCCGGCGCGGGGCCGGGGTGCAAGAAGGAGACGAGACAACTAGCGGCATTGCACCGCCGAGCGGGATGTTATCACAGAACCCGCCAGAACCGTGCCCCGAGTTTACCGCCCTCGACCCGCTCCATGATGTGGAACTTCATCTTCCGCTCCTTAGCCGCCGCTCGCATCTGACGCATAAGCCGGGTCACGTTGACTGCGGGTATGAACACCGATGCCCCGATAACAAACGTATCCCACTGAATTGAGATGGGTAAGCCGTCGGGGTTGATCTCGGTGTTCACACCTGTTTCGCGTGCAGGATAGCCAACTCCTCTTCCCGGTCTTCTGACATAAAGCCCGTGCAGTCAAGTAGCAGCGCGTCGGTCGGCGGAAGGTTCATGCGCGTGCCCTTACCCAGGCGAATCTTCTTGATGATCCCACGGGTCGGGCCCTCCTTCAGATTGGTGACTACATCGTGGAACGGGATCTGCAGCTTGTTGCACCACTCACGGAACGGCTTGGGTAGCAAGTACAGTCGCTTCACGTCATACTCATACCGCGCCACAAGTTGGAATCGTGGCGTGCTATCAGGCACGACAAACACGTCAGAACTATCCCCGAAGCGTGCGTCGTCTGTGCTCTTGATACGCAGGATGTTGTTGTAGTTCTCCGCGAGATACGATGTCAGGATGCTTTCGGCGTCGTCGTTTGACGCAGAGAAGTTGACCTTGTTAGCCTCAATCTGTACCGTGACCCACTTGAACAACGCGGCCATATCGTAGTTGATCAGCTTGAGTTGTTTGGCGATCAGCAGACCGCCTATGGCTGAAGCCGCCTGCGCAGACCAGAACCGATGGGGCTGCATCAGCAACGCTGCCTTGTCTATGCGCTCCCGTACCGAGAAGAACAGATCACGAACCTCGTCCTTGTTGCGGATGAAGTACTGCAAGAACGGAACGCACGCCACCCCGTAGTTCTCCGACAGCACTTGGTTGAAGTTGTCGGTCTCGGCTTTATCGCCAAAATCATACGCCCGTGCGTGGCACTCCAGCACCCGTACAGACTCTGCTTTCGGCATGGCCTTGTACATGGTGACCCGAGAGATCAGTCCCGTGTTACCCGTGCTGGTGACGTTCATCTTCGCCTGCTCACCACGATAACGCTCGACGTTACCACCCACACTCATCCGGTTGCGCTGCTTGCCCCCGGTCAGTTGATACAGGAAATCACTTGCATCTTTCGGCGTGATGTTGGTCAGCTCATCGACACTCATGAAGATGTTCTTGTACACCTCCATACGGTTCATCTTTGAGTTGAACGTATCTCGCTCCTGACACATCATCTCCATGGGTTCACCCCAGACAGAGTTGCCCACGCGCATAGCAGTGGTCTTACCGATGCCCGGGTCTTTACTGTGCATGTGGAACAGCGCCGCACCGTCAGCAGAGAACGCCAGCAGCGGGCTGCCGAAGCTCAAGCCGAGGACGTACTGGTGCATCTCAAGGCCGGGGCGGTTGTAGAACTCCGCCATCTTGATCCAGTTCTCCAGCGTGCCTTTCGACTGCAGTGCTGGGAACAACCGCAACGTCGAATTCGACGGTGGGTTCGGTTCAATCCGATCTGCGTGAATCTCCTTCGAACCGACCACGAATGTGGTCAGGGCATCGTTAGTCCAACCAAACTGGCGGCGAGCGATGTCTGCTTCCACTTCAGCTTGTAACTTGTTCACCCATGCCGTTGTGTAACTCATAAGTTCTTCCATCCTTATTACGGCAACACCATTCATTGCCATGTGCTTTCGGAACTCGTCCTTAGACAGCACCGAGGCCAGCGGGATGGTGAACTCACGCACCCCATCTTTCGGCAAGTGCAGTCGTATGACGATGGCTTCCCCCAACTCGGGGTCAGTCAACCTGCGGATTACATACAGATCGTTGTGGTACACCGGGATCTCAACCGGGTCTCCAGTTCTGTCCTTGGTCCGCTTGAATACACCTCCGTAGACCCCCCGAAAGTACGGCGTCGGGTACTTCGGGATCACGTAGGTTTGCTTACCCGCAGTGGGGATAAGTTGTGGTGTGTCTTCTACTATGTTGTCTTCGTCCCCCGCTTCCTGCACCTCGCGGCCAAGTACGATGGGACTCTTAATCTTGTTCTTGTTGGGGCACTCACTGCACAGCGAGCCCGGGTTCAGTTTCTCAAACGTCTCACAGGTGTAAGGCCCCTTGATCTGATCGAGCTTATGGCTCGTCTCTTGAGGCGTGTAGTTGGGGTGCTTGCTGGAAATTGTGTGCGCCGCCTCATCCACGTCCACGCAGAACTTGGCGATAGACAACCCGCCACGCCACATAGGCTCCTGCATGGACGCCTGCTGGTCAATGACGTACTTCAGTTGTGCACACCCCCGACCAGCCTCCGTCTTCAGCATGATGGTCTTGAAGACGTTACGGTAGTTGCCAAGAATCGACGCGGTGATGTCGTCATCAACCGAAGCAACGGGTGAGGATCGTTTCTGTATCTGCCCTACAAGTTCTTTGAACGCGTCGAACTTAACTGGTGGGGCCATGTCCCCTATCAATACGACATCCCGTGGTGGGTTGTCCTTGAAGTTCAGCGTCCCTGGAACCCGCAGTACGCGGGCAATATCGGACGTCACTGCCGGGTCGGCTTTCAACCCCCTCGCAGTGCACAGCACCTTGAGGCTTTCGGCTACGGGCAGCCACTCGTCGGGGGAGATGGCTTCTTCCAAGATCCAGTACACATGCACACCCCGCCCAGAGTTCACCAGGGTCGGCTTAGGTAGACGTGCGTTTCGGCAAAACTGTTTGAGTGCGTTGACGCCATCGACTTGCCCGCCCGGGTACCCCTCGTGCTCGGACTTGTGCGCCCCACAGTCAATGTCGAGGAAAAAAGATTTCAGGGACTTGGCGTTGTCAGCCCTCCTTGAGTTGTCATTGATGAACGTAGCCAACCCGAAGTAGGCGTCAAAGCCTTCACGCGTCAGGTCTTCTGCTGTCGCTGCTGCAGCGTCTACGGTGGAGTACAGCTTCTGGATGACGCGCTTCTTCTCGGGGTTCGCGCCGAACACACAGATGTACCCATCTCCTCCAAGGACTGCGGATAGGAATTCGTTTGTCTGCATATCCCAGGATGGTTGTGGTTATAGACAAGTAACGGGTAGCGGACCTAGCCCGCTACCCTGCTGTACTTACTCGTCGTCCCAACCGTCCACGAGACTTTCAAGACTTGCCGAACTAGCGGCGGGCTTCTTAGTCTCGATCTTCTTCGGGGGCACTGCCTCTTCCTCCACCACCGGGCTCGGCTTTGCCTTGGGTGCGGGCTTTGCGGGCTCAGGGGTGTCAAACAGCGCAGCAGCAGGTTTGGGGGCGGAGACGTTTACCGTCAGCTTGACCGCCTCTTCCGCTTCCTTGGAGTTCTTCATCCCCTGCACAACCGCGAGTTCTTCTTCCGTGATGGGGCGCACAGGCTTGAAGATCAACTTCGGCGTGGGGCTTGCAGTGTCGAACCGCATCTCGGTAATCACCCCAGCAATCGGGGTGCCGTGTGCCCGCAGGTGGCGTGCGTATGCTTGCAGCGGGAGCTTGTTCTTCTCGCCGTCGCCGAACACAGACGTCGGGGGCAGCACCACTTGGTACACCTCACGCTTCTCGACTTCACCCTCCAGCAGCACGGCGATACGCTGCTGATACCGGCAGGCGCGGGTCTCACCCTGACCAGAACCCTTGACGTTCTGCGGGCAGTCCATGCACTTGGCAGCTTGGCGCTGTGTCTCAGGAACCTCGGGGGCCGGAGTCTGGGAGTTAGATGACCAGCAGATCGGGGAGCTTGCTTGCCCCTCAACGTAGGTGCCCTCAAAGTACGTACGGTGCACACTCGGTGCGGCCTTGATGATGATCACACCCATAGACCGTTCTTCAGAGGTGCGGTACTCCTTGGAGCCGATCATTTCCCGGAACACACCACCCTTGATGGAGATACGGCGTGCGCCCATCTCTCCGCCCGCCAGGGCATTCGTGGTGTCATCTTCCAGTTGGCGCAGGTATGCGGGGACGCCACCCTTGAACAGTGCAATTTCGCTCATTTCGTTTCTCCTTACAGGTCTTGGTCAGGGTTGGGGGTTTCGGTAGGGGTCAGCTTTGTGGCCTTGGAGGTGTTGTACGCCCGCAAGGCATCCTCGACTTTCTGAAGCTGGAACCGATAGGTCTTACCGATCTTCAGGTACGTGGAATCCGGCAGGATCTTTGTCCGCACCCACGAACGCACGGTGGAAACAGACACTTGGAAGTGGTCTGCAACATGGTCAATCGGAATGTATTTATCTTCAGCCATTAGGCTTTCCTCACAGTGATGGTGAACTCGCTATCCACGTTCAGCCCGGGTGGTAGCAAATCCGGGTGCTGCTCCAAGAAGGATTCCATGTTCCCCTGGTGCAGACGCTTCTCGAAAAGCTCAGGCACTTCGTGATCAACCACGAACTTACCCATCGCTTCCCAATCGTTTGTCCAATACCGCTTCTTGACCCCTCGGTAGAACATGCCTACCCCAGAGATTTTTGCGCTATCGACGTTGTTCTCTTTGCAGTAGCCCAGCAGGGCCAGCTTGATCGTCTTCATGCCCTCATCGAATGAGGACAGCTTCTCTTCGTGCTCCTTGACCAAGGCATCCCGCGCAGTGCGCATCTTGAGATACGCACGGACCATACGGTCCACGGAAATTTTGGGGGAGGCTTCGCTCTCGGTACTCTCAACCGCGTCGTTCATCTCGTTCTCCTGTTGTTGGAATCTGGATTCTAGTGTCGTTTTGTGGGCTAGTCTAGTAGCCTCTTGTAAAGGTCAACTATTTGTGTGTGAACATCTCCTTTGTTATCTAACATCTTGTACACGTGGCGTTCGGCGTTGGAGCCTTGCAGTCGCACAACCGTTGTGGGGTGGCGTTGCCCTGCCCGGTGTACCCGTGCGTTCGCCTGTGCGTAGGTCTCCAATGAACTCGTCGGCCCCCACCACACCACCGTGTCGGCTGCAGTCAGTGTGACTCCGTGCGCTGCAGCTTGGGGCTGAATCACTAGGATACGCGGGTTTGGTGTTTCTTGGAAGTGTTTGAAGATGTCGGTGCGCTTGGCAGCGGACACGTCCCCACTGATTACCTCGACTGTGTAGCCGTCGTCGGTGAGCTTTTGTGCGATAACTTCTATGGAGTTGCGGAACGGTACGAAGATCAGCACCTTCTTCGCGGCTTCTTCGATGACTTCAAGCAACACGTGATATCGGTTCTTGATGTCGAACGTAACGGTGTCCCCCGTATCCGAGTAGACCGCCCCGCATGACAGTTGCAGTAGCTTGTTGAGGTTGACTGCAGCGTTGACCGACGTGATCTCCTCGCCCGCCGCCTCAATGATCATCTTCTTCTTGAGCAGCTTGTAGTACTGCTCCTGCTGCTTGGTCAGTGCTACGTGGCGATCCACGTAAGTCATCTCCGGGAGATCCAAGCACTCGTCTTTGGTGAACCGGATCGCTGGCTGCAGTACGCTGAACACCGTCTTCGTTGCGGTCGGCTTGGGTGTCCACTTGAACTGGGTCGCCTTGAACATCACCATGTCCCGGAACCCGGAGAAGAACTTAGGTACGCTGAGCGGGTTGACTAACTTAGCCAAGCCATACGCATCTACGGGGGACTGCGCGGCAGGTGTGCCGGTCAACATCCACAGCCATGTGTCTGCTTTGAGTAGTTGGTTCAGCACCTTCCACCGTCTGGTCTGCACGTTCTTGTATGCGTTGGCTTCGTCGATAACCACAAGGTCGAACCCGCCTGCTGCAACGTCCTCGGCAATGATCTCCAACCCATCGAAGTTGACGATCACGAACTCGGCTTGGCTTGCTATAACTTCCTTGCGTTTGATCGCTGACCCGTAGGCCACATCTACAGACCTGTGCATTGCGAACTTGAACAGGTCCGAGCGCCACGCCGAATCCATGATCGACAGCGGGCACACCACGAGGACGCGCCGCACGCGCCCCTTAC